GTTTTCTACTTCTTAAAAATGGATTATATCAGTCCAATAATCTATAAATCAGATAACTAACTCAAAATGCCTTTCCAGGTGACTCAGCGCACAATTGCGGACATGGTCAAGGACTCGAAGCTGGATATTCCAGAACACCAGCGTCCTTACATCTGGAAGCCCAAGCAAGCGGATGGCTTCTTTCAGACCATCATGGATGGCCTGCCCACCCTAAGCCTGATCCTCTTTGAGGAGGTGGTGGATGGAAAGGTGGTTCGCTGGATCGAGGATGGCCAGCAGCGCTTCATGACGGTAAAGAAGTTCCACATTGGTGTCGATGACACCATCAAGTGGAATGGGCGTCTGTTCAGCGAGTTTACTCCTGAGGAGAAGTCGCGCTTCGAGAACTACCCCTTCACGGTCACGACCATGGAGGATGTCAAGCTCGAGCGCCGCATTGAGCTGTTTCAGGCAATTCAAGAGGGAACGCCTCTGACGAATGGGCAGCGCTTCAATGCGTCATCGAGCTCTTCGCTGGTTCGCCTGGCGAACAGCATCATGGAGAATTCCGACTGCTGTGCAGTATGGGGTAACCCACTGGCTAAGCCAGACCCGAAGAAGAAAAACCTCGAGAATGCGGTGGCGATCGCTTCGGGTGTCGCACTCAACAACATTGAGACGATCACGACAAGCTATGAGATTCTCGGGCGAGAGGGTGTGTTCAAGCGGGACTACCAAATTGACATGGCGCGGGCAAACCACCGACTGGCGAAGCTGGTCAGCGTCTACGCTCGCGCAGACGAGATCTGCCCAACTACGGCTGCCAAGAAGAAGCAACAGTACGGTGTCGGTAAGTATACCGGCTACATCCTGTACAGTATGTGCCTACCTGGCCGTGACTGGGAGACTGATAAGGAGATGTTCGCACAGTTTATTGCTCGCGTTCGGCGCGACAAGCTTGCGATGAAGATCCTGACATTCAAGAAGCCCGCTACCCGTAATTGGAATTCGGGTCGCTGGAAGCAGGGCCTGGACAACCTTGAGAACCCGGCAGACGTTGAGCGTTCTCTCGGACTCCATTCTGATGAGGAGGACTCTGACTACGAGGATGAGGAGTAACAAACCAAAACAAAAGCCGAAAGGCAATTTTTGCGTTCGTTCAAAATGGAAGGTTCGCCAACAAATTGTCGGGGGCATCAACACAGATGGCGCAAAAGGGCAATCTACGTGAGTTCTTGGAGGCGCACAAGGCCGACCGCGTCTGGACCCACACCTCCCTCAACGGCGGCAAGTATTTCATTCCCCAGGATGACTTGAACCGCTTTTATGACCTGTATGTGGAAAGCATCCTGGACCAGGAGAAGCAATACTTGGTGGAAAAGACCACCGATATCGGCCCCCTGCGCATTGACTTTGACTTCATCTACAGCCGCGAGGTCACGAGCCACCAGCACACGCGCGACCAAGTGTGCTCCTTCGTGAAAGCTTACATGGGCGAGATTTCGCAGTATCTCCAGGTGCCCGACAAGGTCAAGCTTTATATTATGGAGAAGCGCAAGCCGACGCTGGACTCCAAGAAGAACCGCATGAAGTCGGGCATCCACATCGTGGTTCCCGACGTTTGCACCCACAAGTTCGTGGAGCAGCGCGTGCGCCGCAACCTCTTGAAATCCATGGAGGACCACTTCAAGGGCCTGCCGATTTCCGAGCCCTGGGACAAGGTTTACGACGAGGGCGTCACCAATCGCAGCGTGCCCTGGACGGTTTACGGATCCCGCAAGAACGACCCCAACTCCCTGCCCTACCTCGTCTCCTACATCGTGGAGTATTCGGGCGGCGAAGTCCAGGTGAGCACCGAGATCCCGCAGGTGAACACCGACCTGATGCGAATGTTGTCGCTGTGCCGCGACGACTCGGCCGAGACCGCGATGACGCAGGAAGGCAAGGCCATTTACGAGAACCTGAGCCGCCCCCAAGCCCAGGACGTGCGCATCTCGGGAGGACGGGCCGTAACTCCTGCTCGCGGCCGCCCCGCCCAGCGCTCTGAAAGACCTGGATCTCGTGAGTCTTCGCCCAGTCCTCGCATTGCTTTGCAACCCCTGGGTGCCGAGCGCAAGCAGTATTTGAAGGCCCACACCATGAACCTTGGCGAGATCCGCTACTCCGACTACTCCAAGTGGGTGAGCGTGGGCTTGTGCCTCCACAACATCCATCCCGACCTGCTCGACGTATTTCTGGACTTCAGCGCCCAGGACGAGCAAAAGTATAACGAGGCCGAGTGTATTTCCAAGTGGAACTCGCTTACATATCGCAACGACGGCGAGCGCGTAGGCGAAGGCACTCTGCGATTCTGGTCGCGCGAGGACGATCGCGAGGGCTATGACGAGATTGAAAAAACTAATGTAGATCGCCTGGTAACCACGGCATGCTCAGGTGCCGAGAACGACGTGGCCTGCGTCATCCACGCCAAGTTCCGCGACCTCTACATCTGCTCCGACTTCGGCAAGAACGTGTGGTATCGCTGGTCGGGCCACATCTGGCGCGAAACCGACCACGGCATTGACCTCCAGCTCAAGCTTTCCAAGCAGATCGCGAGCGTGTTCTTTGAGAAGATGACGGCCGTCCAGAGCGAGATGCACAATCGCGGAATCACGTCGTGTACTGGCGAGGGCAAGGCCGATTGCGGGGTCTGCGAGTATTGTGCGGAGGAGAAGAAGCGCTCCAGCCTGAACATGATTTATACCAAGCTCAAGACCACCACGTTCAAGACCAATGTGATGAAGGAGTGTCGCGAGCTGTTCTTCGACGAAGAATTCACCAAGAAAGTGGATTCCAACAAGAACCTGATTGCTTTTAATAATGGAGTCTTGGACATGACCACGATGAAGTTCCGCGACGGCAAGCCGGAAGACTATATTTCGTTCTCCACCGGCATTGACTACGATTCCGACAAGCCGTACTACGAGTATCCCGAGTGGCCTGCCGTCCAAACCTTTATCAACCAGGTGTTGCCCGACGTAGAAGTCCGCGACTACTTCATGAAGCACCTGGCCACCAACTTGATGGGCGGAAACACGGCCCAGAAGTTCCACATCATGACCGGCTCGGGCTCCAACGGCAAGTCCATGATTATGAACTTGACTTCCACTGCGCTGGGTGACTATGCGTGCACAGTTCCCATCTCGCTCTTTACGCAGAAGCGCAAGGGGTCGGGCAACGCGGCACCGGAAGTGATTCGCCTCAAGGGTCGGCGCTTCGTAACCATGCAGGAGCCCGACGAGTCTATTGCTCTCAATACCGGCCTGATGAAGGAGATTACATCGGGCGAAAAGATGTATGCGCGCGACCTGTTCAAGTCCGGCACTGAGTTCGAGGTCCAGGCCAAGTTCCATCTGGCGTGTAACGACAAACCGAAAATCAACACGACGGACGGTGGAACGTGGCGACGCATGGTTGTGATCAACTTCACCTCTAAGTTCGTGCCGAGCCCGCAAGCGAAGAACGAGTATCCGATGGACGAGGCCATTCAGTTCGCGGTGAATTCAAAGGAGTGGGCCACGCCGTTCCTGAGCTACCTGGTCCACGTTCTGAAAGAAGGCAATGGACTGCCCAAGCTCTCTGCGCCCTCAAAGGTTATGGAATATACTTCGGAATACCGCAGCGACAACGACGGGATTGCGAAGTTTGTGTACGACAAGATTTCCGCGCTTGCCGAGGGAGACGAAATTGTACAAGTGGAAAAGGCCCATCTGAAGCGCGTCTTCAAAAACTGGAAGGACGACAACGATCTGCGCACACTTTCGCCTGCGGACATGGAGAAGCGCATCGAGGCCCAGTATGGAAAGTATCCGCGCGGAGGCTGGACCAATTTCAAGCTGGAAGGCTAAGCGCGACGGCGCCGGGTCTTGCGCTTTTTGGCGTGCCGACGGCGGGACTTGTGGCGCTTTCCGCCGGTCGTGGTCTTTCCCGCGGGCTCAGGAGCCGCGCCGGGAAGCATGGGCTTCGGCATGGGCTTTGCGACCTTTTGCGCGACTTCCGCAACGCTCTTCTTTGCCTGACCGTAAACTTTGGCGGCCTCTTCGGTCGCAGTGCCGTAAACCTTTCTCGCCTGATCCGTTGCCGAGCTGAATAAGTTGGCGAAGTAACTCATCTCTTTATTTAACTCAAACATTTACTTGCGTCCGCCCACGGGAGCATACATGCGCACATAAGGCAGGGTAAACGACACCACGAGGTAGGCGATCATCAGATTGAACGAAGCCTCGAGCACCGCGCCGATGTTAATCCTCACAGAGCCCACGGAAATGTAGATCTTCTCGCCCGCACCCTCCGCGCCGGGGAAGAGGCCGGCCAGGATCGGGAGGACAAACTCGTGCGTTATAGATCCAAAGAACTGGGCCAGCGCCATACCGATATACAGAGCAACCGCAAAGGTCATAATCGTGGCGTCTCCGTTCATCGTTTTACAATTGGACGCACATTCTTTTTTCACGGATAAAAGCAGTTATGGACACCAGGTTCTGGGGTCCTTCCGGGTGGCAATTGCTCCACCTTATCGCGTTCAAATCAGAGAACCCCGAACAATTTTTGCTGGGAATCAAAGATATTCTGCCCTGCCGTTTCTGCCGAGAGTCCACTGCGCAGTATACTCGCGAACTTCCTTTGCGTGGCGACCCCGGTAAGTGGCTGTACGACCTCCACAACAGAATCAACCACAAACTGAGATCCCAATCCCAAACCGACAAGAAAGTCATTGATCCTGGCCCAGATCCTTCGTTCGAAGAAGTCAAGCAAAAATACGAGAACTTTGTGCCGACCGAAGTGCCCGGTCGCGACTTCCTGTTTTCCATAGCTACCAACTACCCAGACAGACCCGAACCCGAGCAAATGGCTGTTCAGCGCGTATTTCTGAAACAGTTGTCCGAAGTATATCCTTACGGAACTTTCCAGTCGTATATTTCCAAGCACCCTGCCGCACTAGAAAACCGCAAGGCGTATATGAAGTGGATGTACGGACTTTTAACCATGCTTTCCAAAAAGATGGGATTTCAAATGCCGACTTATAATTCCTATTCGCGATACGTTATGGGATTCAAGGGCGGATGCGAAAAGAAGAAATACAAGGGAAAGACGTGTCGCAGAAAGATGCGGGGCGGAAAAAAGAACACTCTACGTCTTCCGCTTTTCCGATAGGCGCACGTGCTTGGCATTATACTTCCCATTCTTGCTTTCCTTGCGCGTCCATTTGCTTACTAAACATGTGCATTAGAATAATACATTCGTTTAGAGTTTGACATATAATTATTGTACACATTGGTGACTGTGTCGACATTGTCCGTATAATGTATGGCCATTCCATTGTTTCGCATTGTCACCGAACGTTCGTAACGTAACTTGTATCTGTCTATTAAAAACGGGAGGCCCAGAATTGCCATATGCTTATTTATGTAGTTCTTAGAACTCAACACTATGTTTCCAACAGGGATACAATCGTGGGCTCCAATGCCATAATTTATATCGCAAATTGCTTCTCGCATAAAACATAATTTTTTACTTTCAGGCGGAAACTCAACAAACCTATTTATTTCGTGTAAGTTCACATCAGACAAATCAATCCTATTGCTTTCTCCGATCATGTTAACCCCTATAACTTGTAAAATTGTAGTCCCCAAGTTCTTTTCCTCTTCTAGTCCCTCTTCGGTGACGCAAAGCCACTCGTCCATATCTGCTACGATTACCCACCCAGATTGAACCGTTTTCCAGCAGGTGTTTTTAAGCTCGCGTAGCTTATAATCGTCTATTTGGTTGCCAGTGTCCCAGTTGACAACTTCGCAACCCAGTGACTTGGCTATTTCAACAGAGTTATCGGTAGAGTAGTTGTCAATCACCGTGATTTTACACGAAGGCAGATACTTTTTATAGTGAGCAATCGTGTGCGGTAATAACACACTCTCGTTGTAACATACAAGAAATATATTTGCCATTATTAGTGTTTTGTGTAATTTAATTCTACGTTAACAACGCATGTTTAAAGTGTTCAGAGCAGGTAATGGAGCCCTGGTATCCTTTTGTGATTGGAACAATAGTGTTTTGCTATATTCATTCTTTCAATCGCATAGCAAAGATGTATCTTAAAAGCGAGAAAACACTTTCGTGGAATGATTTATTCACGAAAGTTATTCCTGTTCGGTCCCTGTAGGGATTGAACCTACGACCCCCCGGTTAACAGCCGGGTGCTCTAACCACTGAGCTAAGGGACCAAAGTACTCCAGATGGGGCTCGAACCCACGACCTCCCAATTAGAAATCGGGTGCACTATCCAACTGTGCTACTAGAGCATATGTTTCTAAATTAAAGTTTTGGCCCTACCCAGAATCGAACTGGGGTTACGGGATTCAAAGTCCCATGTACTAACCTCTATACTATAGAGCCGAAATGCGCACATCGGGAATCGAACCCGAGTTACAACCTTGGAAGAGTTGCATTCTACCACTGAACTATGAGCGCAGAGACCAATTGGCTTGCTTTTCACGGAAAGCAATTTCCAGAACAGCCGCGGGGAGGCTTGGTCGTTGTTCCGTGACGATACCGGGAGTTGAACCCGGGCCAAAGGGATGAAAGCCCTCTATCCTAACCGTTAGACGATATCGCCGGTAGTAGCTGTGGGATTCGAACCCACGAAGGCTAAGCCAGGGGATCTTAAGTCCCCCCCGTTTGACCGCTCCGGTAAGCTACTGACCTTACTACTTTTGGTGCGTCTAAACTATAGATTGAACCTCTTCTTAAAATCTGCCAGGCTCGCATTGAACGTCGGCTTGTTCCACAGAATCCACTTTGCTAAAGCACCTGGAGTGTCCGGCTGCGTCCAGTGCTCGCCCATGCCCCTTTAAGTAACGCTGCTTGTCAGTCTTTTTTGTAGTAGTCTACAGTATTAAACTCTACAAAAACTATGTTCTCAATATTTTTCTTGTAATCAATATTATTTGCTTCAATAAAATCCCGAAAATAATTAAACCGATAAGTATGAGATTCAAGGCCTGAAGAAATATGTCTTAAAAATTGGTTGGGTTCCTCATAAAACATCATTGCTTTTTTCACAACTGCTAAATTGTAGTTCTTATAAATTTGATGTAACGCTACTTGTTCCCAAGCATGAATCGTATTTTTGTCGGGAATATTTGTAGCATACCACTCAGTTATAAAATGTTTTGTTTCAGAATTGACTTTACAAACATAAAATCCGCTACACGGATGATCTTCGTCGAACGGTATGTTTTCTAAAAAAATGACGTTTTTATCTAGATAAGGTTTTATAAAATCTTCTATCGACACATCAAAATTTCTAAAAATACAGTCGCTGTCAATATAGACAACATAGTCATATCCTAAGTTTAGTGCCACTTTAGTGGCAAGTAACTTCGCCCAAGCAGCGTACCTTAACCCGCCAGTGTTTTCATCATAGCAATTATATAGCGATAAACTGTTTCTATCGTGTAAATATGGTCTATAGTATGTAAAATCATAGTTAAATTTTTTACAATATTCGTAGTTTATTGAAGCTACATGAGAGTTGTATGCAGCAGTGTCAAAATTAGTATCTAATGGTCGATTGTCTGCCATAAATACTAAGATCCTCATTTGTATTGTTTAATCTATAAATTAAACCTCTTCTTAAAATCGGCTAAGCTTGCTTTAAAGGTGGGCTTGTTCCACAGAATCCACTTGGATAAAGCACCTGGAGTGTCCGGCTGCGTCCAGTGCTCGCCCATGCCCGCATGCCGCTTTAAATAACGCTGCTTGCGAGTCTTGTCCTTGTGTTTTGTGTAGTCAGAATATCCCTTTTGGCCGAACGGAACGACCTTTTCGCGCCCGTTCTTTTCAAAGACGGCGTCCCATTTCTTCTCTTTCTTGTGCGAGCGCCGCACGGTTTTCAAGCGGAGGCTCATTATTCTAATATAATAAGAAATGGAGGAGTGGTATTCCAAAGTTCGCCAGCTAAAAGACGAAAGTGCCGACCACCACAAGACTGAACAAGTTTGCCACCGTGTTTTTCACGACCTAAAGCGCCTGAAAATCAAGGATAAAGCAAAGTTCAAGCAGAGACTGGGTCCCGAGTTCGGGGTCTGGACGATGAGTCTTTATAACTATTTTTCCACCGAAATGGTCGCGGCGGTTTTGAATGACGACGAGTTTTGGAACTTAACTATAGAAACGGTAGGGTGAAAATGGAACATTCAAGTCTAAACAGAATACATTATAATTACAAGAATGGGTGACACTGTCATTGGAGTCCAGTTCGGTATCGCCAACCCGGCCGAGATCCTGACTCGCAGTGTTGTGGAAGTCATCACCGACAAGACTTACCAGGCCAACCAGCCCGTGTCTGGCGGCGTATTTGATCGGCGCTTCGGCGTCATCGAGAACGGCGCGGTGTGCACGACCTGTAAGCAAACTAACCTGCTGTGCCCGGGCCACTTCGGCCACATCCAGCTCGCTCGCCCGGTCTACCTTTACCAGTTCATCAACGAAATCATGAAAATTCTATCTATCGTCTGTCTGAACTGTAGCAATCCCTATCTGCCCGACGAGGAGCTTGAGAAGATTGAGGCGGCCACCTACGGAATCGCCCGTTTCAATGCCGTGCGCGACAAGTCGGCGTCCTACAAGACCAAGGAACTCAAGTCGGGTTCCGCGTGCCCCCACTGCGCCACCCCACTTGTAAAAAAGGTGGACAAGGAGGAGATGACCGTGGCTCGCCTGCGCGCCTTTACTTATGACGAGGACTCGGAGCCGATTCCGCTCCAGCCCGAGATGGTCCTGCGCTGCTTTCAGCGCATTTCCGCGCGCCACGTGGACCTGATTGGCTTCAGCTCAAAATTCAGTCGTCCCGACTGGATGATTTGTACCGTTCTCGCAGTCCCGCCCCTTACGGTGCGCCCCTCCGTAATCATGGAGGACAATCAGCGCATGGAGGACGATCTCACGCACAAGCTTATTGACATCGTGCGCAACAACCAGCGCCTACGCGAAAAAATTGATAAGGGTGCCAGCGCCGACATCATTGACAATTTTAGCGAGCTGCTCCAGCACGACGTGGCGACCTACGTGGACAACGACATCAAAGGTATCGCGCCTTCCGCTCAGCGCTCCGGTCGCCCTCTCAAAACTCTGAAGTCCCGTCTGGGCGCCAAGACGGGGCGCGTGCGCGGCAACCTGATGGGCAAGCGCGTGGACTTCAGCGCCCGCTCGGTTATTACACCCGACGCGAACATTGACGTGGACGAGCTCGGTGTGCCCGAGGAAATCGCGATGAACCTTACTTTTCCCGAAATTGTGACTGGCTTCAATCGCGATCGGCTGATGACCAGCATTCGCAACGGCCCTTCCAAGTATCCCGGCGCCAAGTCAGTGTTTCTCAAGGAGGACAATCGCTCCCTAAGTCTCAAGTTCGTGAACCCCGACACCATCGATATCAAGGAGGGCGACGTGGTTCATCGCCACCTGGTGGACGGAGACGTGGTGCTGTTTAATCGCCAGCCTTCGCTCCACAAGGGCTCTATGGAGTGCCACCGCATCAAGGTCCTGCCCTACTCAACCTTCCGCCTGAACGTTTCTGCGACCCGACCCTATAACGCAGACTTCGACGGCGACGAGATGAACATGCACGTGCCCCAAAGCATCGCGTCCGCGATGGAGCTCAAGTATTTGGCTTCGGTGCTCCGCCAAATCATTTCGCCCCGCACCGGCTCGCCTATTATTCAGCTCTTTCAGGACACGATGACCGGAACCTATCGCATCGGCAAGCCTGGCGTCAAGGTTCCTGAGCACATTGCGATGAACATCATGGCCCGAATGCAGAAGCCCCTATCTTCCTATAAGCGCACCAACGAGCCTTTGTCGGGCCAGGAAATCTTCTCTTCAGTGTTCCCGCTCATGAATTTTAACGGCCGCATTACGCTGAAAGACGGCAAGATTGTAAAGGGCGACCTGAAAAAAGGCGCGTTCGGTGCGGCTTCCGAAGGTATTCTTCACGTGGTTTATAACGACTTTGGACCTAAGCGCGCGGGCCAGCTTATCAACGATATCCAGAACATTGTCACAAAGTTCAATCTGTTTACTGGTTTCTCGGTGGGTCCTTCTGACCTTATCGTAGATGCCGAAACCGAAGATGTTATCAAGAACGCGCTGTCGGACGCCCATCGCAAGGTATCTGACATCATGTCCAGCGTTCACTCGGGCACCTTCCTGAACAACTCTGGTCGTCCGGACGGCGAGGAGCTTGAAAACAAGATCAGCAATACGCTGAAAGAGGTGAGCGGCACCATTTCGGGTCAGTTGATGAAGAGCCTGCCGGCCGATAACCGAATGAGGCAGATGGTGGACTCGGGCTCTAAAGGCTCTGACCTGAACATCAGCCAGATGGCGGGCACACTGGGCCAGCAGCTGATTGCGGGTCGCCGCATCCAGTATACGCTTCAGGACCGCACCCTGCCCCACTTCGCGCGCTTTGACGACGGCATGGAGTCGCGCGGCTTCGTAGAAAACTCCTTTATCAACGGTATTCGCCCCGCGGAGTTCTTCTTCCACGCGATGGGCGGGCGCGAAGGTTTGATTGACACTGCAGTAAAGACTTCGGACTCCGGCTATATCCAGCGCAAGCTGGTGAAAACCATGGAGGACCTCCACGTAGAATACGACGGCACTGTGCGCAACGTGAACGGGTCCATCGTCCAGTTCAGGTATGGTGGCGACGGCATCGATAGCGTCTGCGTGGAAGTCCAGCCTTGCCTGCTCGGCACCATGACCATGGAGGCCATCTACAAGGACTTCGCCGCCTCGGTAGAAGATTTCAAGGCCGTGTGCTCCGGCGAAATCACTGATGCCCCCGATCTCGTAGACCAGATTTTGAAGGACCGCGACCTGCTGGTGCGCGACGTGTTCCGCTTCAACAAGACGGACGAGGTGCGCTGCCCCGTCCACCTCAAGCGCATCGTGGAACGCTACAATAACCCCTATGCTACCAAGACGGCCCTGACTCCTTCTTATGTAGTGGCCGAGCTAGAGAAGCTCTGTAACCAGCCCTGGATGCGCCACAACACCGTGTTCCACATCCTGTTGCGCTTTTATCTGGCTCCCAAGAAGTCTATTATTAGCCTGCGGTTCTCGAAGGAAACGTTTGACGAGGTCGTGCGCGAAGTTCAGTTCAAGTACATCAAGGCATGTGTTCACGCTGGCGAGATGGTTGGAACGCTGGCGGCCCAGTCCATTGGCGAGCCGACGACCCAGCTCACCCTGAACACTTTCCACTCAGCCGGAACAGCAAAGGCGAACGCCACGCAGGGAGTGCCGCGTATCATTGAGCTGCTATCGGTATCGCACAACCCCAAGAATCCCGGAAACGTTGTCTATCTGGACCCCTCAATTTCCAGCTCGCAGGACGCAGCTATCTCGAAGATGAAGGAGATCCAGAAGACTACGGTGCGCGACATCACAAAGTCTGTGCGCATTTACTACGACCCCAATCCCCTGAGCTCCGATTCGGTGGTCCAGGAAGACCGCGAGATCCTGCGCTCCTACGAGAAGTTCTCTATTACGCAGGGGAACAATTGCGCCTCGCCCTGGATTATGCGCCTGGAGTTTGATACGATGGAGATGGCCGCTCGCAACGTGGTTGATATGACCAAGATCGCCGTGAGCATGGAAAACAACAAGCTTCTGCGCGTCCTTTCCTGCGTCCACTCCGATACCAATTCGCCCGGCAAGATGGTGATGCGCCTGGTGTTCGGCACGGATACTGTGAAGAACGCCCTGTCTCTCCGCTTCATTGAAGAGAAGTTGCTGGACACTGTCATTACCGGCGTGGATGGCGTGGGTCGCGTGTTCCCCCGCGAAATCGCCAAGGAGCTCCTGTATGACGAGGCGGTGGGCGGATACGTGGCCCCCAAGCAGTATGTCCTTGACGTAGAAGGCACCAACCTGCTCGATCTGTCCCGCGTCCCCAACACCGACCCCTTCCGCTCGTTCTCCAATGATGTCCACGAAATCATGGAAGTCTTCGGCATCGAAACTGCCCGCGTGATGCTTTACGAAGAGTTCATGGAGGTATTCAGCGCCGAATACGTGAACTACCACCACATGATTACCCTGATTGATACGATGACGTTCCCGGGCATGATTCTTCAGGCCGACCGCTTCGGCATGACCAAGTCCGAAAGCGAGATTCTTGCGCGCTCCTCGTTTGAGGAGACGGCCAAGCACCTCTTTAATGCGGCTCTAACCGGTGAGCTGGATACGATGCGTGGTGTCTCAGCCAACATCATGTTCGGGCAGAAGCCTCCTTGCGGAACGGGCTTCGTGGACATTCTGGTTGACGAAACTAAGTTGCCCGAAGGTTCAGAGGAAGATGTTTCAGTCTTCGCATCTGACTTGGCAGCTGCCAACGCCCGCGTGGAGGAAGAGGAGAAGAAGGAGGATTCCGCGTGTCGCATGGAGGACGTGCTAATGGAATGGTAGTTTCAGCAAAGTAACAAAACTTATGAGCAGGTGAAACTGTCCAATAATATCTTTTGCGTCTACTGAAAGTTGGCTGCGTAGCGAAAAGATGTAGACCAAGTAAGACACCAAAGAAGCAAGAACAAACATTTTTACTTTAGCGGGAAGCTGTCCTCTTAGCAGAACAAACATCACGTTGAAAGCGTACATAAACAAAATAAAGTTCAGGAAGGCGGAAGCCCCCTTGCTTCCCAGAACTGATTGGTAGTCTTCGACGTCCAAGTTCTCGCCGAGCTTATAGGAGTCGTCTTCCAGCGTTTTGATAAGGTAGGATACGGCACACTCGTTCTTCATCAAGATCCAGGAAATGTTTAGGAGCAGGAAGTAAAGCAGGTAAAGAAAGTCGTAGGAAGGGCGTCGCCATAGAGAATATATGGAAATCGCAAATGAAAAAACAATATGAATGGTCCCGATGATTACATCGACCATTTATATTATATCAGCTTAGTGTTTAGTTGCTGAACGCGAGCCCGCCCATGCCGCTCATGACGCGCAGGATGTTGTAGTTGATGGCGTAGACGCGGACGTCCCTGGTATTATCGGTCGACTCTTCGGTATTAGCGGCGCCTGAGATTGTCATCACGAGGGTAGCCGTGTCGATGCGCGAGAAGTTGCAGGTGCCGGAAGGCTGGTGCTCCTCGGGGCGCAGCGCGAACGAATAAGAGAAGATGCCGCCTTGGCTAGTAGCCCCGGTGTGGTGCTGAAACTGCTGAACCTGGTTGAAGTACGAGCCATAGCGCTTCGCCATACGGTCCTGACCGTTTATCTGGATATATTGCTCGTAAACTGGTGATCCAGTATACAAAAACGGATATAAAACGCTCCGGCCAAATTTTTTGGCAATGTCGCACTGCGTATAGTAAGAGGGCTGAACGACCCAGATGAGTTCCTTGACAGGGTGGTTGAAAGTCAGGTCAATGCGGTTGTTATAGGAGGAAACGCCCTTGTCCTCGTTATACTGGGTCTGCTCAATCAGGTACTCGTGGCTCTGCTGGGCCATGCGACGGCGCTCTTCGGTGTCCAGGTAGATGTAGTCCACGTAGATGGCGGCCTGGATCGGCGGGGGGAGTCCCGACGCATTGTTAAAGTCGCCAGCAATAAACTCCGCCTTGTTCCACAGCAGATTAATCTTGACTTCGTGGTACTGAAGTGCGATAAGAGGCAGAGCCGCGCCGGGGTTGCGCGTGTAGTAAAAGTAGAGGGGGATGTAAAGAATAGTGGTGGGCAGACCATCGTGTCCGTTAGCGTAGCACGCGTTGAGACCTCCCATTGTTTGGGGACCTTCTTCCGCCCCTCCGCCAACCATGTAATATGCGTTGTTTTTCTTGTCTTGACTGAGCGTCAGAGAGTCCCACAGGAAGAGGAACTCGCCGTAGAGGCGGTCGATCTGCTGTCCGCCAATTTCTAGCTCGGCGTACTTGAGCAGGTTATAGCCAAGACGATTCGAACTATTATTGTAGTAGCCACTTGCCAGCACGACCTCGAGGTAGGTGGAAAACATCAGGTCGGCATGGCGGCCCATGACGGCCGACTGCTTGGTTCCCCACGCGGCCTGGCCAGCGAAGTTGACGCGGAAAGGCTCCATCGCGAAGTTCGTGTGGCGCTTGTAAAGCCCCTTGAAGAAGGTGATCTGGGGATTGCCGGAGATGTACGCGTCCTGGGCTCCATATGCGACAAGTTGTAACAGACCACCGCCCATTTCCTTTATATGTTAACTATACTCAATTTTTTTAATGCTGACGACGCCGAGTCTTGCGATGGCGAGTCTTGCGACGCTGGGTCTTCTTGCCGCCATACGTCTTCTTCGCCTCCATAATCACCTTCTTGAGCCCGTCACCCTTGTGGTAGGTGCCGTCCTTCTTCATGCTCGCCATCGTGGACTTTACGTGCGTGAGCCAGGGGTTCGCCATTTACTTTCCGGCGAGATTTTATGCTCAAACGGTGATGTTGTAGATTGGACTGATTTGCTGCATGGGTTGGAAGGAGACGACGGGGTCGGGCATCGTCGGAGTTTTCAGTTGCGGGGGCTTTTTGGCGCGCAGAGCTTCGGGCTTGATTACAAAGCTGTTCTCTTGGAAGTGACCTATATACAATTCCATCATTGTGTCTGGCGATCCATAGGACATCATGTTCCACTGGCACCCATACGTGAACAATATTTCCGGATTATAGTTCACCAAGTCCGTGCCGGCATCGGGGACCACCATGGTCACGTTGTTGCGATTGAATTCAATGAGTTCTTCGCTGTCATACGTTTGCGAGGCCTGGGTATAGGTGAGGCGACGCAGGTTGGCTGTAGCCCAAGACAGGTTAACCATCTCTTCCATCATCGTGCCCTGGACTTCCTTTCCTGACACAATAATGATCTTGTTTTGGAGGTTACATACGGGCTCGATCGCAAGGTTGCGGCGCTGGTATCCAAAGTTGTAGTCAAAGAGGTAAGGCCGACACGTGGTTTTCAGAATTTCGGCGCATGCGTTGATAGTCGTGGAAATGTTGGTGTGGAAGACCAGGCTCAGGATGAAAGGGTCACTAGAAACAGGGCTCACTATGCTATTAAAGGCGTTATTGGCGATGGAGATACAGCATGCCTGGAATGGCACAGTATTGAACGCGTAGTCGGTTCCTAGCTTTTGGTTCTTGAGGCCTACTACGGGCTTCTTGTCCTCGTCGGCGTAAATATCTAGTTCTACCATACGGGGTCCGGCTTTAATGACTAAGGGCAGGATAGAGTCGGAAATGTAGTCATAAATTTCGGATCCGGGAAATACGGAATAAGAAGATGATGCCGCATAATAGTCGCATAGCCTGTAGGTGGAAGGCTGGGGGCAACCGAGCGGAGCAAGACGAGTCACCTTGGGATAGGTTTTAAAGATGGGCTCGGCCTTAGCTAAAGCTTTTTCGCGGGAGGGGCGAGTAGCTCCCCATAAGGCGTAAGCTAAGGAAACCACAAAGACAAGTATTAAGCCGTATTGGGCCCACGGAGGAACCACAGACTCCATTATTTCTTACCAACACGAAATAACGAACCACGCATCCACCTCACAAATTCGTCCGGAACACGCTTGCCCATCGGCAGGCCCATCAGGCAGCAGTAGTGGAAATAGAGGCAATACATTCCGCACTCCGAGTCCTGGTATTGGTGCCGGGTCTTGTTGTAAGATAGGGCCATCCCCTTCTTGTGGATTTTCAAGGCGTCCCACTGTTGCTTCCACCGGACCATAAGTCGCTTGATTTCGGGCTCAGGGGCGTGGGCATAGGAATCAAAGTAAGTCATGCGGGGATACTCTAGGTCGGGCGAGATGTCGCAAAACACGGCGATCCAGTGCTGGCCCGGACCCGTGCTCACATCGGTATTGAATACTATGCCTATGCTCTTGTATCCCTCTTTGTGAATGTCGCCGATGTCTAAAGAACAGAGCGAATCAACCAAGCAAGTTCCCAGAGAAGACTGCTTGTCAAAGTCCATGGGGATACATCCCAAATACTTGTATTCGGAAAACACCTTGGCGTACTGATTCTCCAGCCTGTCTATGTCGGCAGATGAAAGCCATTCAGTGGGGTCAGCCTCCCACGAAGAGGGAGCGCCCGGTTTTACGATCATGGAGTTCAAAACGCACTGGGGAATACCGCCAGGACACTTTTTGGCCAAGCGTTTTTGAATTGACTTCCATACCTTCTTTGCGTCGTCTTTCGGAACGGGGGATTCACTAGGGTGTTCTCGGTTATAAACCTTTCTCAAATTCTCAATCTCCCGAGAATCCATCCTTATCTAGAAAACGGAATTTGTTATTTGCGCAGAGTTACATACAAAAAGATGGACAATCTCAAGCTCTGTATTCGCACCTATCGCGATGTGGACAACAAGCTGCGCAACCTGAATAACCAGGTTTATGACCTGCGTCAGGAGCGCCGCTCTCTAGAAATTGAGCTTGGTGAGATTGTGAAGCAGCCCCAGTTCAACGAGGTTTCTGAACTACGCATCAACGACGACAATTCGTCAATCAAGATTCAGCGTCCTGGTTGGAAGAAGCCGTGGAGCCTTTCCAAGAAAGATCTGGCTGAGCTCCTGGTTTCTTACTTTGACAACCACGAGTTCCCGGGCGCCGAATCATGTATGGACTTTATCGTGAAGGAGCAGAGCAAGAAGCTTGTTTCGGACGAGTTCGCATTCAGTCGCACAGTTCGCGATGACTAAAAAGAGTATTGAGAACTAATAATGTTAGTGGGAGGCAGGGTATCTGCTAAAAAATATGACTTGGGTGCCGACATAAAAGCCCTTGAAAACGCAATTGAAACCTACAAAAAGCAAGAGGCGAAGCCAGAACCTGAACCGGTAGCGGAGCCGGTAGCGGAACCGGTTTTGGAAACGATAGAAGATATAGACCTATTTTTTGGTCTGGTTTCTGACATGAAAAATCCCGAGGTACAAATGCTTGTAGAAGAGTATTTTTTCAGGGTGGATAAGTCAGTGGTTGAAAAGAACATTCGGGAACTTATAGAAATTGGACTTTTTCCTCCGATGGAAGGGCAGTCGGGCGGAGCAAAGATGGTGCCGCTTTCTAAAAACGCAATGAAGTTAATAAAAAAAGTAAAAGACCCTTCAAAAATCATTCGGGATATTTTAGAAGCCACGACTTATGAAGAACTACCAGAGCACGTAAAACAAGTGGACCCTACTTCGCGCGTATTTGCAAGCATTATGTTTCAAGCCATTTTTTCGCGGATTTTTGATGTCAGGGCTCGGGGGTTCTGGGATCAAGGCGAAGCGTCTGAGCAGTGCAACGAAACCATCGGGACGTCCGAGGAGCAGGCAAAGTGTTATATCTGCGACAAGGAGTTTTACGAAGAGCTCGAGCAAAGACTACCCACTTGCGACCACGTTCTGCCAGTAGCCCAGGGTGTCTTTTTCCTCAGGCTCTGGCAAGACGGATACGACGTAGACGAGGCCATGAAGCTGGAATACAAGTGGGCCCACCGTTGCTGTAACAGCATTAAGTCTGGCAACTCTTTTCTGCAAACGTTTGTGGATGAAAACGGGCGCCCCCAGTTCATGTTTAACCGCACCAACGTGGAAACCATGCTTCAAGATATTACCGACAAAGAAAGGTCGTGTAGTCCCGGAATCATTGTAGAAGCGGGTCGCGCAGACGTCATAAAGACCGAAATAGTGGATCCTATCTTAAACTACATTCACAGAGAGGGGCGGGACTACCACGCAGTATTATTGGCCGGCTTCAAGAACTGCGTCAGTTCCCAAAACACCACCAAGCTCATGCGGCAGTTATTAGACAGATACAAAAGCATCATGAACCGTCTGGAAAGACCCAAAAAAACCCCTGCGAAAAAACCCAAGGACTTTGCTCCCGACCCGAGTAGCGCGAGGCTAAACCCGAAATCCGTGGAAAGGCGCAAACTTTTGAGTGAGATGCTGGGAACGACGCCCATAAAGGTCGAGCGCACCGGCCTTAAACTCAAATTCAAGGGAAAGTCACAGGAACCGGCTCCGGCTCCTGAGCCAGAACCCGAGATGGGCGGACGGCGCCGCACTCTGAAAAAACGAACTAAACGCAGTAAAACAAGTAAGAGAAACACCAATGCTCTATAATCCCTTTAATTCAAAAAATCGCTTGATCGCCTCAAAAGACGTTCAAGCGATTCTCCAGAAACATAATTGCCCGTTTGTTCCTTCAAACATCGAGTTGTATCAAACGGCTATGGTCCATTCCTCTTATGTGAAACGCAAGGAGTATACGAGCCCCACTGGCGAAATCATACAGCTCGCCAATCGGCCTCCGAACTGCTTGGAGCTGTTCGACGAATCCTATGAGCGTCTGGAACACTTGGGAGACACTATTTTGGGAGCCAGCGTTTCCACTTACTTGATGCGACGCTTCCCCACCGAGCAAGAAGGATTCATGACCGACCTCAAAAAAGAGATTGTATGTAACGAAACTTTGGGCACCCTGAGTCTCAAAATTGGTTTGGACAGGTTCTACATCATTTCGCGGCATAATGAAGATGCGTGTAACGGTCGCGCGAACCCTAAAAAACTTGGCGATATATTGGAAGCCTTCATTGGCGCTCTCTGGACAGACAGCGACAATGATTTTCGGACAGTTTATAAGTTTGTGATTTCACTGGTAGAGCAATACATTGACATCCCCAAAATTTTATTAAATAACCGCAACTTCAAGGAACAGTTCCAGCGGTTCTGCCAGGCCAACTTTCACTGCACCCCTACATACGTAATTCTGTCGTCTACGGATGGTCAATACACGATGGCGGCAGTAGACCCTAAGGGAAAGCAAATGGGCAAGGGAACGTCTACAATCAAAAAGCAGGCCGAGCAACTAGCAGCCAAAGACGCTCTGTCTAAGTTGTCATTGTCATCGTAGTTTTCGTGCGAGGGATGTGGCGAACCAGAAGCTCGCGCTGAGTCCCGCCTACCGACATGTCTTCTACTCCCTCGGGAATCCCTTCAATCGCCCGCAGAGCTTCGGCCACGCGCTGGGGCTGATCCGCAAACTGAATCAGGAGCTGGGTGCGAATTACGTTGCGCTTCAGTGCCGGGCGAGACGTGCGAACCGAGCGGGAAATGTTGCCCACACCATTGCCTTCCAGCGAAAAGTTGTCCACTGAGTTGTCGCGCATAAAGGCCAAGATTTTCTCTGTGTTTTGTGTCTTTTTATCCTTGATTTCCTTAATTTGGCGGCGAAGGTCGCGCTCCTGGTCGTCGAGCGCAACCCACTCTTTGAGAGACGCGCGCACTTTCTCGGTCGCGTCGGCCATTTATCTTCTATGACGACGCTTCGTTTTAGACCCTTTCTTGCCCCCTTTCTTAGCCATCTTTCTCTTTAAGGTGACCAGTGCGCTCGCCATCTTTTCGCGCATGGCTTTGTTTGCCTCGTCGGGGTTTTCAACAACCAATTTCTCTATTTTTTCGGCCGCTTCCCGCTTTTCGCGTTCCAGCTCGGCTTGAGCTTTGGCAGCTGCTTCGGAGGCCTTTGCGGCAGCCATAGCTTCCGCGTCCGCCTTTTCTTTCGCTCTCTGTTTATCACCTAACATCTTCGCCTTTGCTTTAATTCGAGCCCTATCATCATCCGTCAAAGGAGTAGCAGCCACTTCTTTTGCCTTTTGCTGAGCCACTTCTGCTTTCTGTTCCGCGACTTTTGCGGTGTTAACAGCCTTCTCGACCTTCTTTTCCGCCTTCTTTAAGCGAAACAGCCAGCGAAAAAACGACCAGCCACCTTCCATTACTTAGTCAAACGCAAAATTAATGGAGTCGCCGTCTTCTTGTTTTGCCTCCTACTCTGGGACTAATGTTTGCCAGTGTTTCACCTATCAACGGAATTTTCTGAACCTTCTTGCTCATTCGTTGGACACGACGGTTCATGCTTTCGCCCTTCGTAATAAACTTTACTAGAGGCTGACCCACTACCGGCAACGCATTGACTACGTGAACCACCGCTTGACCCAGATCGCCTTCCGCAACCGCCAGAGCCGAAGAACTCAGAGCAATAAACATTGAAATTGGTAGAACCACCGCCATGCCCACCGGGCCTCCTACGGCGGGTCCAATGCTATTTAGTAAAGTAACCCCGATTTCGGAAGCCGTGTGAACCAGTCCAATTCCAATTTCTACGACCGGTCCAAAAGGCGTGCTTTCGGCAAACTTTATGGGAGTCTTTATGAACCCAAAGACCCTGCCGATGGTGGGCGAAATAGGTGTGGGGTCAAACTTGGCTGCGGTAGAAGCAGCCGTATCAATGATGTACTCGGTCATGGGGTAGCTAGACTTGTTGGCGTCCACCACTGTGTTGTGCGGCGGGCTCTTGCCTCCTTTCGTCGTCCCCACCAGCATCTCGGCCTGCTCCTCGCTGAAAATCGGGCGCGTCTTCTTTGCGTCATAAAACGCCGACTCCCTGAGTTTTTTAGGGGACTTGAACTTCTGCTTGTTCAAATAGTCTATCAGGCTCAAGAACTTAACTACCCTTTCTGATTCTTTTTTCAGACCCTTTTCCAGGTGTTTTTGGAGCTCTTGCTCCTTTTTCTTTAATGGGGCCTCATACACCCAGACCATTACTTTTATGCGTTAAAAATAAAGAATGGACGAAGGTCGTGATGTCAGTTGGCACTCTCAGATTGAACGTGTTCTGGCCGACGAAGGAGAGCGGTGCCTGTGCTTTTCCTGGCTCCACTCCAAGTCGCAAAAGATGTTTTCTAAGCTGAGCACTTACTTATCGCTACCCGTCATCGTCATGTCCACGGTCGCCGGCTCTGCGTCTATCGGCTCGCAAAGTTTATTCAACGACCCCCAGACTGCCAGTATTGCGATTGGCGTAGTAAGCTTATCTGTTGGAGTCCTGAATACTGTGTCTAGCTACTTTGGCTGGTCCAAGCGCTCAGAGTCCCATCGCATCGCCGCCATGACTTACGAAAAGGTCTATCGCTTCATCATGATTGAACTGGCCATGCCCCGAGGAGAGCGCATTGCCGCCAAAGATATGCTCAAGGTGGTTCGCGATCAGTGCGATCGCCTTCAGGAAACGAGTCCTCAAATCCCGGATCCAATCATCAACGAGTTCAAGAAGAACTTTGGAGAGAGCACTCCCGACGTCAAGAAGCCCGAAATCACTAACGGACTGGATCCCATCTTCGTTTACTCTGCCGAGATGGCCACGCCTTCGGGAGTTTCCGGCTCTCAAACTCCCAGACAAATCACTATAACCGTTCCTTCTGCGAAACTTGCTAAGCCCGGGCTAGCCGTAAAACCTCCTAAGCAGGTAACTATTGCCGAGGATACAACCCCTTCATCATAGAAACATAATAACATTGAACACGATGCTCCCAACTCCTAAAAGCAAAACGAAAAAACCTTTTACAGACTCGCTCATTGGCTAGTAATAACCATGTTTCTTGTAAACATTTATCGCTTCTTATTCCAGAACAATAGTGTTCGAATTCCTCTGGGAAGATGGCGCCGCTCAGGTTTTACACAAAGCAATATGAAACTTGACTGGGCAAACATTGACAACTGCGGAGTTTGTAGTTTAGTTAAAAATCCAATGAAGTAAGCAAATGATCGGAAATTGGTTCGGGATGACAAACTGGAAGTTTCCCCGTCGCTTCAAGAAGTCTTATTGTAAGAAGACTCCTTGCGGAAAAATGGGATTCACCCAAAAGGCCTCGTGCCGGCCCTACAAGAATTGCTACAAGAAGACCCGCCGGAATCGCTAGAACTTCCACTTCTTGTCGCACTCCAGGCAATTCACGAATGTAGTCATCGGCTCGTCAGCCGACCGCGTCTGCATTTGATAGTAGTCGCACTTCGTCTTCTTCTTACACGCAGAGCACCACATGAAGATGGATGCGCTGTCGTTCTTCGAATACAGCTTCTTCTCGCTCGCAATGATCTTTTCAATAGCCGCCTTCCATCGCACGGGACACAGGTCTACGGGAGACATTTCGGCAAACGCCCTTACCGAAATGTCCCCGCTCTTGAGGCGCTCAAGCCAGTTCTCGGAATTTTTAACATAGCTGTCCATTCCCTTCAAGTTCTCATAGAGCGAAATGGCCCGGCTACAATACATGTTCCAAAACACCCGGTTGCTCCAGTTGATGTCCATGTTTTCCTTGATGGCCTGGTCGCTCACGACGTGAAGCAGTGATTCCTCGAGTTGGTCGGCAAGCTCCTCGTCCCCTAAAATTTCATTGAAGTTTTCCTTGATCTTCTCGCGAATCGCGCACTCCACAAACACGTTCTCGGAGCGAATTTGGATGGGCTTGGACGTATACGTGGGCCGAGAGTTTCCGGCGTCTTCCTCATCGTCATCCTCATCATCTGGAATAACTTCGAGTTCCCCATCCTCTCCCTCTTCTTCATTTACTTGGTCGTCGTCATCTTCACCATCGGCAAACGTCCACTCCTGATACAGAGTTTCGTAGTGGTCCGGCTTCAAGTTTACGTAAGCAGAAGCAGGAGCGTCGTACTCATCCTGGTCCTCCGATTCCGAACACAAGATTACAATCGGACCGGAGTAATTCTCCTCGTTGAACGGGGAAGGCAGGGTGTGCTGATTAATGTTTTCGTCGTCGTCAGACGGGCATGCGAAGATGGAAAGCCAGTTCGTCTCCTTCAGGGGATCTCCGATCTTTCCCTGGAACTGGATACCGGTGTTCTTATACTTCTTGCGAATCCACTCAAGCACGTCGACCGTCTTGGGAGGAATCGTTAGTTCGGAAACGGCACTTGCTACCGAGATGGAAATAGCCAGGACCATTATATTGATAGTTGAAAGCTACTGACTATGTGTAATTCGTTTTTGGTTTTGAAAAACGGATTTCGTGTGAAAAATATGGTGAAGAATACACACAACATGGCGAGCAAGTATGTTCCGCCTCACATGCGCAACCCCGGGACTGCGCCACCGCCTGTTCCTCACCGGAGCGGGCGTCGCTACGTGCCCCGGCACCAGCCGGAGCCGGAACCTGTAGAGGCACCTCCTGCCCTGCCTGATGTTAACAGCGACCACGCCTTTCCCCAACTAGGGAATACTGCGGCGGCTGAAAGCAAGTGGGTAGGCAAGAAGTCCTTTGCGGTTATGGCGACCGAGTGGAAGGATGCGGAGGAGATTGAGAAAATCGCCCAGCAGACGGAGAGCTTCACAGAGTTCCGTCTGCCCCGCTTTACAAACCAGCGTCGTTACGTAGAGCCCGAGGAGGAGTATGAGGAGGAAGAGGCTCCTGTAGAGCAGACTTCTACGGACGAGGGCTGGACGGAGGTCAAGCCCAAGATTCGCAAGATTCGTCGCGAGAAGACGATTGAGGAGCGCATCGCTGAAGAGGAGGCTGCCGAGCAAGAGAAGAATGCCGAAACTTGCTGGAACGAGGAGGGAGACGAAGGCACTACGGTGTGGAACTAAAAACCAAAGAAAAGGGCCACATACTTCTCAGATAAAGACCGCCACTCTGAAAAATAGAAACGAGATATAAACTTTTTGGATCTGCGCTCATCGTCCAAGCATAATAAGTGCCCATCCCAAACGCAAGAATCATCAAAATTACGTCAAGTAAAGCTAGGATACCATTCTTGCTTATTTCGCCAGTAGCCCACTTTGCGATAGAGTTCGGGACTTGTATGTTTTCTTTCAGGGGAGCCGTCGTAACCGGTTTAATATCTTCGTTCTTGCGGGGAACGCGCTTACATCTCATATAGGTCTTGTTGTCGTGGGGGAACGGCACTCCGGGAAGCTGGGTCACGTCGTTGAAAAAAACTTCGCGATCTCCCAGGGCTTGTAGGGGGCGAGAGCCGGGTATAACATTTTTCACTAGCAGAGCGAAGTCGTTGGAATCCATATTAATCATGGCCTTGAATACGACCCACGTTGTGGGGTTACAGGGGGGCAGAACAAGCGACCCGTCGTAGACAAAGTGGGCGCCGCTGGGAGGAACCATCATTGCCAGGCTCCAATTTTCCCCGAGATTCACGGGTGTGCTGGCCACGCTCGGATTTCCATACGGAACAAATGAGTTGAAGAAGTGGGTGGCGCTGTTCTGGTGGGGGTTGACCCGAATCAGAGAGCTGACACATAACATCTTGCCGGTCGGACTCGTAAAAATAGCTACGACTTCGGCATCCGCCTGAATGTCTTCAATCGTGTGGTGGCTGGGATGAGTTAGAAGCAAAGACTGGCACATGTAGCCTTCGCCATTGAACTTACACGATCCCAGGTTAGAAGTGCTCTGCAGAATCATGCCCTCGTCGGAAATGATGACATTAGCTTGTGATATATACGCGTCGTCCATTACCAGTTCGCAAAGCAGGTCACAAGGCTTAGCGGAAGACTGGGAAAGGTTGATAGGGCTCTGTAAGGCTCCGGAACAGCGACCCGACCATGAAGTAGATGAGCCATAAACACTCATTTCTATTAATTTGTATCTGCTACTTAAATAATATGGACCCGATATGGTGGATTTTCACAGGCATTGGTCTATTCTTTTCGGTAGCCATTGTGTCGTTCTTTGCTCCGGCAGGCGTCACTATCCCGATTAGCATTGTTCTTACCGCGATTCTAACCTATTTTGCTACGACGTCGCTGAATCCGTCTTTAGCCGCTAAAAGCTCCGAGTCGTCTTTCTCGTTTCTTTCGCACTTCAACGACTTTTTTAAGAACTTGATTTTGTTCATGCCCAACTCCATCATTCTTTTTGGGTTCATCGTGGATACCATCAACCAAGATTTCCGCTACTCCATTGCGAGCTTTGTGGGAATTGGTTCCGTCCTAGTAAATTTTGCGGTTGGATTTTTGGCCGACTTTCTCACTGGAGATCGCAGCCTTGGTACTGATAAGGGGGAGCTTCCTTCGTTCAGCTTCCTTCAGCCCGGGGAAAGACCTCCTAACGTTCCTTCGCTGGGCGGTCCTCAGCCTGCGAAAGGAAGCACCGGAAGTTTTGCTCCCGATGTTCCTCTTGGACCCAGTGGAAGACCCACGCTTCATAGACCCGACAACCGCGGGGACCGCGGAGACCGCAGGGACCGTGGGCGCGACCGTCGTCAGCGAGGCGGGGCGGATTTCAAGGGATGCTTCGTGCCCGGATTTGAGTTTTTAGAATCCAACTACCTGCCCCAAGGAATTGTTCTGCCCGCCGCGGTATTCATGTACATCCTCGCCGATTTTGTTGATGCCAAGCGCCCCGCCGATCGCAATATTGGATTATCTGTTCTTCCCATCGTTATCGTCTTGTTCCAGGCGTTTATCCTGTGGAGCCAGGGCTGCCTCAAGGACTACTACTTTAGTAAGCGGTTCCCTGGCGGTTGGGGGGCGGTCCTAACAGTTGTTCTGGCCTGGTCTCTTGGAATGTTAGCTGGCTACCTGTCGTTCACCATTGTGAATGCCGCAGCGCCCCAGAGCCTACCGAGCAGAGCGCCCGAGCGGTTCGAGAACGTAAAGACTACTATTACTCCCGGCGTAAGTTCGTCTGTAGCAAAAAAGGATAGGAGCGGGGGCAAGGAGCAGGTAGAGAAGTCGTTTCCTCCAAACGACGAAGACCAGTTTGTCTGCGACGCTTATAGGAATGGTGAACTGATTACTTCGACAATTGTTGGTTAGCTGCTCTGAGAATTCTGTAATACCCCAGCATGTCTGTCCCAGAATGCTTCCCCCTATATAAAACATCCCCGTCCTTATCAAAAGCCACCGCCATAATAGTGGGCACCACCGTAATCTTAAACGCCTCCGCAATTCCCTCCCTGTCCTCGTAAATGTTAATGTAAGTAAAGTCCACGCTACTAAAAACCCCCCGTAATTCATCTATGTTCGGTTTGACCACCTTACAAGGCCCGCATGTAGGTGACCAAAAATAGTAGGCTCGCACGCTCATTCTTCTTTTATGATAACAGACTTCTCTGCTATTAAATGGTTTTTGGAAACCAGGCGATACATGTTCGAGCGGTGGAGTCGTTGCTTTTGAACTCCAAACCCCTTTTCTTTCAAGGTCTTAGTGAGAGCTCCCAGCAAGGCCGTAGCAAGAAACTTGGGATCCAGCTTATCCAGATTTTCCCTAGACCACTGGACCAGAGCACTCTCGGAAACCGGCGGACCCATCAAAGCAAGCGGAAAGTCTTGAAATGCTTGCTGGGTGTTGCTGACAACCTTTACCTCTTCTTTGGAAGGAGGGCCAACGAGGACTTCGGTAGCCATCTTGTCCACAACCGCATTGTTCTTGCTAAGATCGTCTTCGCCTCCAGTATGGGCCTTTACGTGGGAAATTGAGAAGGACTTGAACTTGCTCAGCGAAGTAGCCGTTTTCTCAATAAGGTCGCGATGCGCCACCGCAGCTCCCTGCGTGTTCTTCCAGTCCTTGCGAATCCAGCTGGGAAGCCATAAGGTCAAACAATTCTTGGAATACGTAGAGTCTGTGAAGATGAGCAGGTTGGTTTCTGGGGGGTTAAAAGAAACGAGCGCAGTTTCAACAGCTTTGGAAATGGCAGTCAATTCACCTCTCTGGTTTGTTTGCATCTTTTCGTCGTGAACTCTGTCTGCCTTTGACAGTTTGGGGTGCTCTGGAAACCAGAAGGCCCACGAAGCCTTTGCTCCAATCTTGCCGTTATTGGAACAGGCCCCGTCAGTGAACACGCGAACATCCATTCTAACTACTTAATTAAAGGCTCGGTTATATAAATCGGCATTCGTTTTACAATACATCTACTAATTATAGCCGATTGGATTACAGTTGGGTCTTCCACGTGAAACCAAACTCGACACTTGAAAGAACGTTGCTCCAAATACCGTCTCAGCATTTGCTGGCACGAAAATGTCAGGAACTCTGAATGAAGCACCAGTAAAATCCGGTACTTGGTGCCTCGTTTTTCCGGAACTTGCGAAATCCAGTTATCAAACCAAGGAGCAAATGAATCCACCGAGTTGATTTCGGTCGCGTCCACTACCGAAAACTCACATGTTTTTCCGTATTTTTCCTTGTAACCTTCCCAAGCCTTCAAAGTTTCTACATCGTTCAAAGGCTCAAAAAGCAAGTAGTGTGGGGGTGGAAACAACATACTACTTGATTAAATCTATATCTGTCTAAAATACAATGGTTCTGTTCAAGAACAAGAAGGTTACTCTGGTAACCATTCCAAAAAACACCTTGCTGTTCAGAGTGGTAGAAGATTCAGATACCGACTTCAAAGGTGTAAAAGTTAAAGGGTCGTATTGCGTTCCTCCCCAATACAACGTGTTCTTTTACTTTGATCCGTTTACGGGTGGCGCTTCCAAGCACTGGGTAAACGTCAAAGACATTCAAGTTTACAAAACTACAGCCCCCCTAAAAATTGTATCGCTGATTTCCCCCTCTCAGCTGAATCGGGGAAGCAGAATGACGAAGGGCAAGGTTATTAAGTCGTGTAACAAGACTCGCAAGTCCTGCTTGAAAGGTCGCGACTACGATCCGTGCTTTGACGAAGACTTTCTGGAAAAGAACCCTTTTATTGTTGGCTCGATTGGGCTTGGGCGCTCCGATACGCTCAAAACCAATAAAGAGATTGAAAACGGCGTGCTATCTGACGTAAAAGAGTTCATCCACACGGTAAAAGACATGCGAGGAATCGAGGGCCCTCCCGAGCTTGCGCTGTATCCTTTTCGCAAACGGTATTCCGAAGACGTAAACGATCCGGATGTAAATAACGAGCAATACAACTACGAAAAAGTGGAAAGCCTGCCTCGCAACAAAGAAGCCTTAAAAAACTTTTTAGCGGAAAAGGCTGAGCATGTTACTCGGAAGTGGTATTACCGCTTGAAAGAATCTTCTTAATGGGAATGTCGGTGGAGACCACGTAAAGACTGTTTTCGGTCGCCACGATATAACAGTTCTCGCACTTAAAAACGTTCTGGATCGTGGAGGTATACTCGCTGTCAGACTTAACCAAAAACTTTGAAGAATCCTGAACCCCGATACAACACTTCTTTTCTACGCTATCCCGAAAGTAGTCGAGGTAGATCGGCTTGTCTTCGTCAATCGCAATCTGGGAAGCACGCATCATTACGCTCGCAGACGGAAGAGCCATTTGTATTAGACTTTTTTTTGTAAAACCTTTTACTGAACGCATTTCACTGCGTCCTCGGCTCGGAATCGCGAGCGCATGCACAGGCTCGGTAGCTCCGGGCGCGGAATCTTGAGAAAGTTTCCCAAAGACTCCGAAATCAGCTTGCGAATGTCGCGAGCGGTCTTCGGCAGAACCTTTGCGCTCTCAAAGAGAAAGTCCACTAGGTGCGTGGTGTTCTCCTCCGTCTGCGGAGTCTTGGCTTGGCGAGCAGTATCATTCAGGTCCGCCACAATCTGCGCCAGCGAACCCTGAATCATCTTTTCGGTGATCAGGTCGCGCACAAACAGCTGCGTCAGGAACTTTGAGAAGCCCCGGCGCTTGTCCTTCTGCCTCATCCACGCAATGACTTTTTCGTCGAATCCCGGCTCGCTCACCGACGGAAACACGAGCGTATCGGTCATGTTGTAAAGCTTCGGGAACATCTCCACTTGCGCATGAAGGTCCTCGCGCACCTCGGGCACGCTTTCCACCAGCTTGACCGCGCAATCCGCCATCACAGCCGCAAAGACGTTCTCGCTGATCGCCTTGTTGAACAAGAGTGTCACGATGCGCAGCCGAAACTGCTCGTCGCGCGCGCTGATGAAGCGAACAATCTCCGTGCTCAGCTCGGTCAGCGTTGGCGGCGCGATCTTGTTCAGGATCGCAAAGACCTCGTAATACTCGGGGTCGTCGTACTCCTTGACCTTGCGAACATACTCTACCAAAACCTTCTCCCGCCAGTTCTCGGGCATCGCAGGCTTGTGCCGGGGCGCGTGCCTCGGCGCCGGTCGCACCGGCTTGTAAACTGCGGGCGTGATTCTCAACTTTGCGATGTTATCCTGAACTGATTTGGGGAGGGGCAACTTGGGCCCAAAACGGGCTTCATACACTTGTGCGATTGTGAAGCCCATTGTAATTATCTCCGGTATTTCGTGTATGTTAAAAACGAATCCGTTTCTCATAAGGTTTTGTTTGCCATAAAGCAGAATGGAGAAGCTTCAATACTCGTGGATTCTGTGGTATCACGACCCCACGAGCATGGACTACTCGCTCCAAAGTTACATCAAGATCGCCGACATGTCCACGCCCCAGCAGTTCTGGTCCATCGTGGACAACATTTCCAAGGAGGCCTGGGAGTCCGGAATGTTCTTCTTCATGCGCCAGGGGTTCAAGCCTCTGTGGGACGCTGCCGAGAACGAGGCTGGCGGCGCCTGGTCCAAGAAGATTGAGTCGACTAACATTCACAGCACTTTCGTGGACATGATGGTTTATTGTATCAGCGACCAGCTCCTGGTAGATCGCAAGGAGACCCTGGTGGGAATCACGGTGTCCCCCAAGGGCCCGTTCTCTATCATCAAGATCTGGAACACGACCACAACCGTTTCGGAAAATGCCTATCTGAATCCTGGAATCCAGAACTTCAAGCTGGGCGACGACGTTACGTATACGCCCCACAAGTCCCGCCCTAAGTAATAATGGAAAAAGAAGAAATCATTTCCTTCATGGAGAAATGGCTACGAATTTTGGTAACATTTTTCTATAACTGGATTTCCAGCGACGGAGAAGTGTTAGGTCACATTTTGGCCGTGGTTCACGTTCTTTTTGCTTCGGCCTTAGGAATTTCTATTGTGTTCGCCCACACCATATATCCATCCTGGAAGTTTCAACTAGCAACTTTTATTTGCTTATTTTCTGTATGGGCCCAGCACGTTTTTCTGAAAGTCTGTGTTTTCACGGCAGCCGAACTTAAACTAACCATTTCCCACTCTCCTTCCACCGAACACTTGTCCAAACTTTTTAGTTCCATATTTGGGACCACCTTGGACAACGCTTTGACCACCTTAGTTCTGGCCGAAACCATTATGGTGGGTTGCTACGCTCTAGAACTATTTTCAAAGCTTGCTTTATACTTATATTCGCTTCATGGAATACATATTTAAGTGGAGCAGGGCATCAAACATAACTTGATGTCGCCCAGATTCGCCACCACGTAGCGGATCATCAGGAACCAATCGTTCTTCATATGAATATCTAAGTTATTACACAGGTTGGTACACTTCGTAAAGAGCACCAGGTGAGGCAGCGAAAAGTTGCCCGTCACAATTTCGTCGGTAGTATTCTTCTTCACACTAAACTCGTTCTCGGAATCGCCCATAACTGTGGTGCGAGATGCGAAGTGCCCCTTACATCCAAAGGTTAGCGAAGAACCCACGTTCTTGATTTCCACCGTCTTGGCCCCCAACAGAGTCATGTCGCGGCAGATTTTTTGGAAGTCCAGGGAAGGCATCGTGATGTGTGTGGAAAACTCGGTGTCGGGAAGTTGGATATCGGGCTCGTCGCGATCCAACAGATTGAGCTTGTAGCGCGTCACCTGCTTCTTCTCGCCGTCCTCAAGCAGGATGCCCAGTGAGTTAGGGTCCGCGATGTCCACGTAAAAGGTGATCGTGTCGTCGTTGGTGGCCGTGCGCACAATGCGGTAAAGGTGGTCGGTGTTCACACCAATCACGAACTTGGGCACATTGTGGTTGTAGGCAAACTTCTCAAACTTTTCGGCGTAAAGGCGGAGGTGAACCAGAACCGTGCGCGTGTTGTCCATGGCCACCATACGAATCCCGTTCTTGTCGAAAATGAGGCTCATTTCCACAAGAATGCATTTCAAAGCTTCTTTGAGAGTGCGAATCGCGGCAGTCTGTACCGTCTTCGCCTCCACGATATACTCCGGCATTTCTAAAACTTGGATCGCTCGTTCTAAATCATTAAGGCGTCCCACGAAACGGGAAAGTGTTTCCGCAGTTCAACCCCAATTGCCTCAGCATACATCTGGATTTCTTTTTGGGCGTGCGGGTCAAGTCGCAGCTTACAAAGCCGAGCATATGCGTAAAGCGACGCGGTTTCAATGAACTCCGTATACATGGTTTGAGGCAGAACGAGGCGAGCCATCTCGGGGGCCACGCCTGAATCCAGCAGGGACTGATAACATCCGACTGAACTGGTCAGACAATCTTCAAGGACCTTGGTTACTTCGGCATTGTCTGCGATAGCGTTTTCCTTAGAACCCTGCTTCAAGTTCTTGTCGCGCTCGCGAAGTTCTGTTGGAACATAGATCTCGGGGAGCGTGTCCACGTAGCGACGCGAGACTTCGTTGCGAGCAAACCCCACCGTGTGCCGAAACCATTCGCGCGCCACAAAGATAGGCATCTTTAGGCGCATGCGAATTTGCGGGTGAAAAAAGGGGCTGATGTGGTTGTGTGTAGCAAGGTATTTGACAAGCTTGGAATCCTTCTCGTCAAATACGGCGCTTTCTTTGGAAAACGATACGCGAGCCGCGTTTACCACGGTCAGGTCATTTCCCATGACTTCCAGAATTTCTATCTTGCTTTTGTTATCTTTCAAAGGGTCCATACTAGTCTTAGCATCCAAGTTTTAAACCGAATGCTTGTTCTTCATGGTTTGGCTCCGCTTCTTTGACACGATGCGCCCATACTTGTTCTGCTCCAAGTCATCTTTGCGGAGACCACCGCTCGTCTTTTCGGCACTACCGTTCCACACAAGGCGACGGCTTCCAATTACTCGGCGCGTCTTGTCAGGCATTTACTTAATATAAAGATTACTCTTTTGATAAATGAATTAGGCTGAAAAAAGTATCACTCTGAAATGCCAGGCCATCATTACGGTGAGATACTGAATTTTCGCTTTCTTCGCACGGATACTTTCGCCCGTTCCAGTTGTACCATACAAATGAATTTGGAAAGGATTCATTTACAGTAACTTCGTTCTTCATACCGAGCTTCAGCCAATCAAGTTTTTTGTTTATCTCTTCTAATTGGCGGTTATATTCACTTTCTTGTTTCTTTTTAAATTTTTGGATTAGATCCATGTGATTTATAAGCACACAGTCTAAAAACATGTTGTAACATATATGTTCCGGATCATTTGACACATCTCTAAACATAGAAAGAATAATTTGAGCGCCTTTATTTGTTACTATGTATGCGTGAGTACAAAATGAAGGTATAGAGACTATTTCTGGAAGATCTTTATCTTTTGAACCACACTGACTTCCCATCCAAACAACATCGTAGTCTTTGGGTGTTTTGTCATAGTATTCTTTTGATAAGGTTTTCCACTGAGGATGAAAAAATACGTCGTCTTCAAAAATAGAAGCTACGGGAATATTTTTATCCACGATTGTTTGAAGAACTTTCATATGGGCAAAATGGCAACCAATCTGCCCTCTTGATAAATAGTTTTCTCCAATATGCGCTAATTTGTATTCAACCAGGGCATTTTTAAGTAATTCATCTGTTCTAACATCAACTCCGTCGCTTATGCGAATATCAGTAAACCCGGCATTGGTCAAAGAATTCATAAAGAAGGGTTTTCTATCCTTAGACTCAGGAATATCCATATGAATAACAAAAGCCGGAGCCTTCAAGATTTCTTCCATTTTAATAAATAAAACACATAATAGTTTGGCAAATGATACGAGACTCGCATTCGACATTACTTTTGGTGTAGTTTAAACATATTTTTTCCATATAATAATATTAATGCAGAAAATAAAGGATCTTTGTGATACTATATTCCCATCGATCGACGGATGGTGTGCTATAGAAAAGGCAGAGGTCATGATTGATTTAGTTGAAGAAACCACGCCTAGTTTAATTTTAGAGCTTGGCGTGTTTGCCGGTAAGAGCTTACTTCCGCTAGCTCTTGCGAGCAAGAAAATGAACCCATCCGCTAAGGTAATTGGAATAGATGCCTGGGCACCACAGGCTTCTCTGGAAGGCATCCATACCCCTGCCAACAATGATTGGTGGAGTAAGTTAGATTATAATTTAATTTACAACAGAGCCACTGAACTTATGAAGTTTCACAAGGTATCTGATATTGTTGAACTTTGGAAGATGAGAACGGTAGATGTTGCTGATAAATTTCAAGATCATAGCATCGATATTCTTCACCAGGATAGCAACCACAGTGAAGAAGTTTCGTGCGCAGAAGTCGAGCTTTATTGGAATAAGGTAAAGCCCGGCGGTTATTGGGTTTTTAATGATACTAACTGGGATACTATGAAGAAAGCGCAGGAGCTGCTTTTGTCAAAAGGTTATCAGATTTTTGTTGTTCAGGACGAGAATCTTTGGCGTGTTTATAAAAAGAATACGACCTAATACGTTTCCATATAAAATTGTGTTCATAAACGTCTAAGAACGCAGTTTCGTAGTCATTTACTCCCATACTAAGTTTCCACCCGTTGTCTATTTTTATAGCTCCGCATGGAAATACAACATAGTCTTGAAGAGAAAGTCTTGGATTTGCCATAGACGATATCCCAATCAGCAAAGGGGATGTGCTAACTTTAACTACGTCAAATGGAAATATATTTTTAGACACATAAGCACCGATCATATATACTCTTTTTAGCCCAACGTGAGTTTCAAACTCTTTTTGGGCGTGAAAAAACCAAATGAGGTGGTCTTTGTCGTATACAACCGGCGGCGTTCCTCCACGAATATTTCCATAGTACCAATGTTCGTCGGTTATGTATTTTGTTCTTTTATAACTAACAATTTCAAGGCTCGTGCCAGTATCGTTACAAGTCAATATGGTTCTAGGGTTTTCTGAATACATCACGTATAAATTATTGCCCGACACAAAAGGTATCCAGTTTTTTTCACGTCCGTCTGTCTCCCTGTGTACCGGCTTTAAAAAGGGACTTAAGTAGTGCGAATAGATAGTTTTACACGTTTTTAAGTCAATCTTTCCAACGCCAATCTTACAACCATCAGTGTAAAACACAAACCACGCGCCATTGAATTTTACAGCTCTTGGGTCTTCTACATGTTCTCCATCTTTGAACTTATAAGGAACTATCTTTTTTAACGTTAACGTATTTACGCTTTCCTCCCAATTAGAATGTAAATCGATATATGTATTAGTTTCCTTGATAACTTTGAAGTCAGAATCTAGCAAACAAGTTGCTATTTTGTCGCAATAACCCTTTGGCTCCTTTCCAGCACGATAAAACATTCTATAATTAGTTTCGTCGTTGTTACAGATTGCCGAATTATAGCAATATAAATTTTTTTCAGGTTCTATTAGGTCTTTATTATTTAAGTATACCAAATCTTTATAGTTACAAGTGGATCTTGGATGCGTTCTGTCTGAAATAATACTAACATAAGTTTTTGCTTCCGGAACTTCAGTTATAGGCTCAAACGCTTTTTCTGTTTGTTCTTCTCTTCTCTCCCTATGTTGTCTTGCTATTCTACTGATAAACTGCATTTACATACTTTCTTACACAAAAAACAAAATATTTTATCGCGTCAAATTTTTTATGTGTTTATACTGTCTTCAATAAGAATTACGTCTGTATTTCTTATAGAAGTCTTTATTTATAAGACACTACAACCACACAAATATATGGTAGATAACGCTCCAAGTTTAGTTGGAGTAGGCAAGGCCGCCCATGCCGCTCATCACGCGCAGGACGTTGTAGTTCAGCGCATAAACGCGCACTTGGGCCGTGCGGGAGCTGATCACCGTGTTCAGCGACACCGTCAGCTGCAGCGTAGCCTTGTCAATGCGCGAGAAGTTGCACGTGCCGGACGGCTGGTGCTCCTCGGGGCGCAGCGCGAACGAGTAGCAGTTGATACCCGTGGACGGCGTGCGGCTGTGGTGCTGGTAAGGCTGCACGCGGTCGAAGTAGGAGCCCTCGCGCTCCGTGAAGCGGTCCTGGCCGTTGAGCTGGAGCTTGCCGACCTCCACCGGGTTCTTGCCCTCGCAGCGCACACCGGAGCTGAGAATGACCTTCGCGAGCAGGTAGTTCACGCCCGACTCGAACTCTCTGCCACCCGTAGTATCCGTTGCATTGTCGTTACCCTGGTCGGTATACGTAGGGGCGGGACCAAGCGGTCGCGTGTTCGTGGCGGCGGTGCTGGTGGCAGTGCCACCATTGGACTGCGATAGCAGAGACATGATCATGCCGTCGGACGAGAAGTCGTCAGAGTAGTTGAAGGGCTGCGGGCCACCAGCCACGGCAGTCCACGGCTGGTTCGAGCAGTCCACGAACGAGTCGCGCTGCACCACCCACATGAGCTCCTTGACGGGGTGGTTAAAGTTCAGCTGGATCTTGTTGGACGAGGACGTGATGCTCTCCGCACCCGTGTACTGCACCTGCTCAATCAGGTACTCGTGGCTCTGCTGGGCGAAGCGGCGGCGCTCCTCCGTGTCCAGGTACACGTAGTCAACATACAGCGACGCGGCCGCCAGGGACAGCTGGCCCAGCGCGGTGGGCGAGCCCACCGCGCTCTCGTAGTACTGGCAGTTCTGCCACGTGTCAAAGTCCACGTTGACGCGCACCTCGTGGTACTGCAGCGCAATGAGAGGGATCGCCACACCAGGGTTGCGGCAGAACCAGAACTGGAGGGGGATATACAGGGTCTTCGCGGGCGTGCCGGCGCGGGGCACGCACGAGGACGTCGTCTCGCTGGACGCGCACGTCGCATCGAGCGCAATGCCAGTTCCGCGCTTCATGAGCACGAGGTCGTGCGAGTTGCCAACAATATCATCAAGCGCCGCCACGTTGCCCGCATCCGTCGCCAGCTGCGTCCAGATCTGCATCCAGTCGCCATACTGGCGGTCAATGCGCTGGCCGCCGATTTCAACCTCAACCTGCTTGACGAGGCGGTGGCCAATGTAGTTCACCCAGCGGAAGCCCTGATTGCCAGTGAGACCTTTCTCCGGGAGCGTCACCTGCACGTAGGTCTTGTACATCAGATCGGCGTTACGGTTGATGATGGCCGTCACGCGCTTGTTGAAGTCGGCTTGGCCGTTGAAGGTAACCTCAATGGACTCCACCGCGAAGTTCGTGTGGCGCTTGTAGAGGATCTTCCAGAACGTGATCTGGGGATTGCCGGAGATGTAGATGTCCTGCGCACCGTAGCTCACGAGCTGCATTAAACCACCGCCCATTGTATGTTATAACATACTGCGAGAAAAAAAGTTTGTCAAAATAATGGACGCGTTTTTCTTCCCGACCTCGAACCTTTTAGTGAATACTTTTCTGCGGTCCCTTGTAGTCATTGCCGCGATGATTCTTGGTTTCAAAACATCATGGTATGCGGCATACTGGGGTGCGGTAATTCACGACGCTATCTCTTTAACACTAATTTACAACATAGCATAAATGGCAGAGGAACGTCTCAGCGAAGTTGTCAAGTGTTTTGTCGGCAACAATTCGTCCAACTTAACAAACTCCGAAATGCGCGACTACCTTGTGATGGCTCATCCGAAAAACACTGTTCTAATAGCAAAATTGTTTGATGAGCACAAAAAACGTCGCATCCAAACCGAAGAAGTAGAAGTCTCGTTCACAAAGCGCGCGCGCATAAGCTCTTAGACGCCGGTAGAACCGAACCCACCGCCGGCTCGCGAATCCGGAGCCCCGGGAAGTTCTTCCAGAGAGTTCACGAAAATAATGTCGCGCCACGGTAGCCAATTGTGCTGACACACCTGGAAAAGCCGACGACCGTAGTCAATCTCGTAAGACGCACGTCCTGGATCGGCACAATCTACACGGGCGATAAGCTCGCCGCGGTATCCCGCGTCAGCCAGACCAATCTGATTGGATTGGCGCAGAGGAGTCAGGCTCGTAGAAGAGCGAACAATCAGAAGATACGGAACCGGTCTTCCATGTGAATCCAGTGCCGCGAAGTGCATTCCCGTCTTAATTTCGGCCGCCAGCATGCTCTTGGAAAAATCCAGGGTATGTTGGGGACATAGTAGGTCTAGACCAGAATCCGTCCAGCGTCGCTTATCAACATGTTTCTCCATATCAGATCGCAGTTTGGCATCGGGAATCCAAACAAACAGGCTCATTTCTTACTGAAACTATATCACATCCATGAAAGTCTTTACCGGCATAAACGTCACAATGGTGGCCAGAACGCCTAGTAACTGCGCAACCAAGTAGTTCCAGCCCTCGCTAAAAGACATTCTTCCAATAACTACATTGGAAATTACGAACAAAGGATTGAAAAATCCGGCAGTATAACCCTTACCAATCGTATACAAAGCAAGGTAAAGAATCGGCATCACAATGGGATCGCCGTCTGTTAGCAGAGATCCGTAAGTAAGAACCACGACTCCCATGAGCTCCACGAAGTAGTTATACATTTGTTTAAGGGCAATACTTGGAAACATCAAAGTAAAACTCCTCGCCCGGAACCACACACTTGATCCCTTTCTTGCTTCTCTCAAAAATTAGCTTGGAGGTGTGCTCGTTATTATACAAATAAAGGTCGTCCACAAAAGACAGTTTCATATAAGTTTCGGCATTCTTCTTCATGTGCTGGTAGATATCCCGAACTACGGGAGCAGGAACGGGTTGACTTAAACGTTTCTTTACGCGATCCAGGGCCGTTCCCAGAGAAGCATATGTCATAAACAAAATGATTTTGTAGCCCGCTTCATGAATCTTGCCCATCACGGAGCTTATGTAGTTTTTGTTGCGACATGTAGCATCAAACACGAATGAATAAGATTCCTTTATACACTTGTTCATCAAATCGGTTAACAAGGTTTGGTTTCCGCCAAGCTCGTCGGGGTTCAAGTAAACGTAGGAGGATGTGATTCCGGCATCTTTCATAAACTTTGGGCGACTGGAAGTCTTTCCGGTTCCGGCAGCTCCGCAAATAAACATGGCTTTTTTGTGTTTTCCGGCTCTGCGAACGTTCTTTGTCACGAATTCAAAAAGTTCGTCACTACCATTACTGCTGCACGAAGAAAGTGAACCGGACGAACAGGAACTCATTACACATTAACGAGAAAATCGGGAAGTTCTCTTTTCTTGTAAGTTACGAATCGCATCTTTGCTTCACGGTAGTATAGCCGATAAGCAGAAACACAACCTGCGCACTTGTATTCATCGGGCATGGCCTGAGGCGGTTCGGTAAACCCATTGTCCTCCAATATAGCTGGCACATTTTCGCTCAGCCACTTAATATGGGCCTCGGTCTTGTGAATTTTGCCGTATCGGTAAGTGTATTCGCGACACAAGTTAAGTCCCAAAGAGCAGAGCCACTTGTAGTTTGACAAGCTGGCTCTGGTCCATTTGCTGCAGGGGTGATTTATGTGCGTCTTTTTGTAAGCGTTTTCCGGCAAGTTTTCAGAGTTCAGTTCCCAATGAACCGAATACAGAAGTTGCGCAGTCTCCAAGATCATCTTTACCACATGCTTGTCGCAGTGGAGTATCGCCGCTTCTTCGGGGTTCAGCGAAAGGAAGAATATGTTCATTTTGAAAGCAAAAAACTAATCTGGATTTTATTCGTTTTACAAGTGCTTGAGGCACACAGCCAGGTACTTGTCGGATCCGCCAACATCAACTTGGGAATCAGAAGCTTCTTTGCGGACAGTGTAGTGGGCCGGCGTCCCGTCTTTACACTTTAGGCACATAGCGCTCAGCTTTGTCACTGATGTCGCATAAGGAACACACTGGAAAATTTCACCGAACGGCTTCTGATTTGCGTCGCCGTCCAGACCAACAATAAGAATGTGTCTATTCGCAGTTTTCAGCAGAGAATATACGGCGTTCGCGAGTCCCTTGAAGAACTGGGCCTCCTCAAACACAATGTAGTTGTGGCAACAGAGCTGAGAGCTCAAATACAGCTCTTTAGAGACATCCCAGGTAACGCAGGAAATCCGGTCGTCGTTGTGAGTCACGATTTCAGGTTTGCTGGAAAATCGGTTGTCAATATCGGGCTTCATAACAAGAACCTTCATTCCAGTAGCTTGGTGCTTGCGCACGTAGGAAAGAACGTAAGAAGACTTGCCAGAGAACATGGGACCCATCACGATTTCAAGAGACATTTTTGAAGTTTTCTAAATTCAACTAGACAGATTCGTTTTAAATAGCGCACTGTTTTGTAAAGTCAGACATTTATGACGCGACACCCTTCAAAACAATAACCTGATATATCCATGCTACCAGAATTAAACCATTTATTCGGAATGTATATAGGTCTATTATGATTGAGGTAAGCGCCCCACCAGGAAAACGAGGAATTGACGCAAATACAGCCCTTACACTTAGACATTAAAAGCAATGTGTCTATTTCAGACTCCTGGATAATGTCATATCCGGGCATCACACTTTCTGCGTATGGCACATCGTTTGTAAAAACAACAAGCTCTTCCCCTTCACATAGTTCTAGGCATTTCTGGTAGTAACTTTTTAGACCTACGTCGTGAAAAGAATGATTCACGTAGTCTCCGCCCCGGACATGAATAAAAAACTTTTTGGAAATATCAGGATGTCTGCTGAGAACTGACTCATCAAACGACAGCTTTGAAAGAAACTCCTCTTTGACCGACTCAATATATTCCCACCTTTGGAAGTAGCCTTTGAGACAGATATTTCCTTGGACAGAATTTATACCTGTTCTCCACTCTCCATTCCATTCAACAATATCAGTGTTTATAGTCGTGTCACTATAGTCCTCCTTCCATTTTTTGAAAATAGTCTCAAAATATTTTTTACTAGAATGCTGAGACGGGTTTCCCAGATCTTTAATAAAATACTTCTTTCCGGAAATTTTTGACGCGTACATTAAGAACGCCAGTTGAAATAGTTGGTTTCCTAGACCCCCCCATAGTTCAATGGTAATCATTTTGTAACCATAAAAATTAATGTTTAAACTCTATGTTTTCAAGCAGAACATCTCCTTCAAAAATGACTATAACTTTCTATTAAATCGGTTTGAGAGATATATACGACTTTGTTACGACTTTTATGTGTATCTAGAATAAATTGTAGTTTTATATATATCTTAGGTTGTGTTATGCAACACTCTGATATATCAACTATATAAATCGTCTTGTTGTTACAAAATAGTCCGTTTACATAAAAAGGAGAACCTTCAGTCACACATATATTTTTTCCGGACTTAACTATAGCTATTTGGTCGTTCAGATCTACAATTTCATCTGTATTTAAAATATATGATCTGTTTTTTAAGCAATTTATTAAACGTTCAAAGTTAAACTTTCTATCATTGTAGATAAAGTTTTCTTTCGACTGTCTTGGCATAATAACAAACTCATGATGTAATTCAGCTTCT